ACAAGCCCTTTGCCGAAAATGCCACATCCAATTTGGGGATCAAAAACAACACAAGGATTTTTTAATTATTACGCACCAAATAAAAATGAACAAATGAATATAGAATGGGTAAAAACAACGGACATTCATGCGAATGAAAACAATCCCAGAATTTTGAAGGATGACAAATTCAAGAAGTTAGTACAATCAATCAAGGATTTTCCCGAAATGTTGGAGATACGCCCCATTGTGGTAAACAATGAAATGATGGTATTGGGGGGCAACATGAGATTAAAAGCCATTCAAGAAATTGGGTTAAAAGAAATCCCCATCATCAAAGCGGAAAACCTAACCGAGGAACAAGAACGGGAATTTTTAATTAAAGACAATGTGGGATTTGGTGAATGGGATTGGGATGCGTTGGCAAATGATTGGAACCCAGAGGAATTGGATTTATGGGGGTTGGAAGTTCCAAAAATTATTGACAGCGTAGAACCCGATGATTTATCGGACAAAATTGAATCATCATTTCGCATTGAAATAATTTGTAAAGATGAGCAATCACAAGAACAAGCGTACATTAAACTAATTGAGGAGGGATACGAATGCCGAATTTTGACATTGTAAAACGCAGTCAACCAAAACAATCGTTTCGTGTTGCATCAATTATTGGTAAATTTGATTTACAAAGCGACCAAATTGAAGAACGATTCACGGGTAACATTGACATCGATGATAACTGGCAAATTGGATTGATAGTTGGTAAAAGTGGAACGGGTAAAACAACCATTGCCAAACAACTATTTGAAAACGCATACATCACCACATTTGATTACAACGGTGAATGTGTGTTGGATGATATGCCAAAAGAAAAATCAGTTGAAGAAATAACAAAGGCATTCAATTCAGTTGGGTTTAGTTCACCACCATCTTGGTTGAAACCATACGCCGTGTTGAGCAACGGAGAAAAAATGCGTTGTGATTTAGCCAGGGCGATATTATCGGATACCGAGTTGTTTGTATTTGATGAATTCACATCCGTAGTAGATAGACAAGTAGCACAAGTTGGATCGTTTGCAATGCAAAAGGCAATAAGGAAAACAAAAAAGAAATTTATCGCAGTTACTTGTCATTTTGATGTGGAAGATTGGTTATTACCCGATTGGATATTCAACACCGATACAATGACCTTTCAATCTTTTGAAGGGCAAAAAAAAAATAAACCAAGCATCAAGTTTGAAATATACTCCACAGCAGATAAAAGCATCTGGAAAATGTTTGCGAAGTATCATTATTTGAGCCATTCACATAATAACGCCGCATCGGTTTACATTGCTATGGTAAATGACCAAATCGCTGGGTTCATTAGCGTAATGGCACAACCCAGTAGGATGAAAGGCCAAAAAAGAGTACATAGGTTAGTTATTTTACCCGATTATCAAGGAGTAGGTTTTGGGATTAAATTTTTACAAGAAATAGGAATTGAATACAAAAAATGGGGGTATCGGTATACTATCAATACAAGCGCACCAAGTTTGATATACGCATTAAAAAAATCTGTATTATGGAATTGCCACCATTACGGAAGAATACAAGGAGGTCAAAATAAAATGGGCAAGGCAGGTATTGCAATGCGAATGACTGCATCTTTTGAGTTAAAATAATTTTGTTATTTGAAATATAAAATATATATTTGCAGTATGGAAATCGGACAACAAGTTAAATGGTCATTAAACACAGTTGGTAACATGAAATGTGTGGGCGTTTTTTTACAACAATTAAACGCAACAACATCAGAAGTTATTTGCCATTATATGAATGACAAAAAGTGTGTTGCAAAACTACAAGTTGAAACAATTAAATTAGAACAGATATGACAAACAACATTACAATCAACGGCGTTGAAGGATCAATTGCCTACTGCGAAGCAAAAGGATTTTCAAAAGTATTCATGGCATACGCCAATGAATGTTCAGCGGAAGAAATCATGGAAGTTGGGTTTAACGCTAATTCGGGTTATGTTTACATAGCCCTTGAAAATGGAATTTCAATTTGCTCTTGCATGGGGCATCAAGTTGACTTTTTGGTAACCAATTTTTACAACGGAGAAGAAACATTTTACGACACTTACAAAGAAGCGTTAGAATTTACAACATGAAAGCATGGAGAACACCCGAAAGAATTTTACCCGTTGAGGAAATTCCCGTATTGGCAATTGCAAACCGAATGATGCCATTTGTGGCCGTGTACTTTGATGGTGAATGGCATTGTTACCACACCAACCAAAGATTAAATGTTTTGTATTGGATGCCAATACCATTGACACCCGAAGAATGATATGTAAATGATATGTAATTATGGCAAATAAAGATTATTTGAAACCCGTACAACCTGGGGAGATAAGAAACCCCAACGGGAAACCAAAAGGTACAAAGAACCGAAGCACCATCGCCCGTAAATGGTTGGAGGTAATGCAAGACACCAAAAACCCCATTACGGGGGAATTGGAAAAATTAAGCCAAGAAGATTTGATAACCCTTGCAATGATACACAAGGCAAGGAAAGGGGATGTGGGTGCATACAAACAATTGATGGATTCGGGATTTGGAATGCCTACCCAACAAATTGATGTTACAACGGAAAAGCCAATTTTTAACGGAATCAATTTAGATGTAGACAAATGAAATTTGTGAAAAATACACGATATTATCGTGGCGTGGTTTACGAATGGAACTTGCCCACGGGTAGCACTTGCCCATTTGCCATGGAGTGCAAAGTAACTGTGGATCGTATCACGGGCAAATTTGACATTCATAGGGGGCAATACAAATGCTATGCGGCGGGGCCAGAACGATTCCCAGGTGTACGCGAACATCGGTGGAAAAACTTTGAATACACAAAAAATGGTGGTATCCCACAAATTCCAAAAGGGTGCAAGGCAATTCGCATCCATGCGGCGGGGGATTTTTACAACCAAGATTATTTTGATATGTGGTTAGAGGTTGCACGGGAAAACCCACAAGTTGAGTTTTGGGCTTACACAAAATCATTGAACTATTGGATTAAAAGGTTGGGTGAAATACCTAACAATTTAACATTGACCGCATCACGGGGTGGGAGGTTGGATAGTTTAATCGACCAACACGAACTAAAAAATGTAACTATATTCAAATCCAAATACGAGGTACCCGAACAAATGCCGATTGATACCAACGATGATTGGGCAAGAACACCACATATCAATTTTGCATTGATTGATAACTATGCCAAAGAAACACCACAGATTTCATTGTTGTAATGTTGCAAAAGACCACGGCACAAACCAAGATAGCGAAACTCCGTAAACGGATCCGCATTGTGAGGGGCGGAACATCCAGTTCAAAAACCTTTTCCATTATTCCAATGCTTATCACATACGCGGTGCAAAACCCGAAGTGTGAAATATCCGTGGTATCGGAAACCATCCCGCATTTGCGAAGGGGTGCAATCCGTGATTTCCTTAAAATTATGGACATGGTGGGAATGTACGATGCAAACAAGTGGAATAAATCATCATTGACATACACCTTTTCAAACGATTCATACATTGAATTCTTTTCCGCAGACCAACCCCAAAAGTTAAGGGGTGCAAGGCGTGATGTGTTATTCGTAAACGAGTGCAACAACATTGATTGGGAATCGTACTACCAAATGGCGATTCGTACCCGTAAATTTATTTACTTGGATTACAACCCCGTGGCGGAATTTTGGGTGGATAGTGAATTGGTAAACGATGCGGATGCGGAAATGATTGTACTAACTTACAAAGACAATGAAGCGTTGGACAAATCAATCGTCAACGAAATTGAAAAGGCACGGGATAGGGCGGAAACATCTAACTATTGGGCCAATTGGTGGCGGGTATATGGGCTTGGTGAGATTGGAAACTTACAAGGGGTTATATTCAGCAATTGGCAAACCATTGACAAAATCCCAGAGGATGCAAGGTTGGTTGGTTGTGGGGTGGATTTCGGTTATACAAACGATCCCACGGCGATTGTTGCCGTATATGAGTACAATGGTCAACGAATAGTTGATGAGGTCGCATATCGCACGGGAATGCTTAATTCGGACATTGCAAGGGCATTACCCAACCATGTACCCGTTTATGCGGATTCAGCCGAACCAAAATCAATTGATGAGATACGGAGGTATGGAATAAGAATCAAGGGGGTAACCAAGGGCAAAGATTCAATCAACTACGGAATTCAAATCATGCAATCCCAATCCTATTTGGTTACATCCACAAGCACAAACCTAATTAAGGAACTACGAAACTATTGTTGGGATAGTGATGCCCAAGGGCGAACCATGAACACACCAATCGGAACGGATCACGGGATTGACAGTTGGAGGTATGCGGAGATGATGATGTTAGGAATCAAGTCA